AACTGTGGGTCGTCCCAAGACACAACAGTTGTAGTAAAAGCTGCACTAGCAGTAACCCCGGTAGGGACTGGAGGTATCGTAACGTCATTTAAAGCAGGCGGTGGTCCAAAGTCTACGAAACCCGTTCCTGCATTTGGATTAAATGGGTTGTCTAAAAGTTCTTCTGCAAGGCCTGCTTTGACTAGTTCTCGTAAAGTTACAGCTCTATCTCTTGGATCGCCCCTTCGTCCTATTAGGACTTGCATTGTCTCGATAAGAGAATCTAGAGTCTTTTTTAACTGCGGATCTGTATTACTTGGTACAGCTACTATAGCTGGTAACTTTGTCCCAGTTGTACTCATTACACCGCCCTCAGTTCTTCTATGGACTCCCCTATGCAGATTTCATTAATCGTGTGAGCTCCCTCCACTTGTATTTCATACGTTTTATGAATCCCTGAAGGTAACCTAAGAATAGGTTCTGGTATAGTAGTAGCACTAAAACTAGGAGTTTGTCCTGTTACACTAAAGGCGCTACCAGAAGCCGTAATGATGGCTTGGTAGTACAAACTGCCATCTCCAAATACTTTTACTGTAATACCATTGCCACTATAGGCTTCCGCTTCTACTTTTACAAAAGCCATTTTAGTTGGCTTACTAGGTACAAATTCTTTTGTTTTAAATGTAAGTGACTCGTTTGTAGTGCTACCTTGAAACTCTTTTATATTACTGCCTTCTATTACATACAGCTCATTAGTGTCTGGATCTGTGTGTCCGCCTTTTGTGCTAGTGCTAGAGGTTTGAGTCAAAGTTGTAAGTGCGTTTTTGCCACCCCTAGGGTCAAACATAAAACCGCCAAAGTTTGATCCACTAGCATAGTAACCTATGTATTTACCCTGCCATAAAAAACCCTGTATTGTAGATGGGTAAAAATCTGCTTGCCATTGTTTTGGAGATATCAACCCCTCTGTTACTACTTGTACATCAGTGCCAGCTGCAGCTACTAAACCATCTGGCGATGCGTATATGACATACGGCCCCATATCAACCATAGACCTTTTATTTAAACACGCTTGAGCCGCTTCTATACGAATAGAAGTCATGGACTGCGGATCAACCCCTGTTACGAAATATGGATTACCCTCTGTGCCTACAAATAGACCATTACCTGTAGTTCCGATTGCTACAATAGTATCCTCAAGTGTAGTACGAAAAGCTACAGGCCAGGCATGAGGTAAGAAAGGCTCAGAGAAACAAAGTCTTTTTCCTGTAAAACCAGCAAAGATACCGTTAGGTAAAGCAGTCAGTCCTTTCATAGGCCCGTTTGGATATAAAGAAGTTTGTTCATCAGGAGGAGCGATCCAGAAAGTAGACGGTATAAGTTCACCTAAGTTTGCGTTTGTTACAGTGTCGGTAAAACTACTAGTCGCTAAGGTCACCTCCCCCACAAACTGAAACGCTGTAGTATTAGAACCTGTATTTGACCTATATATACGTTTCTTAGCTAAGTTTGTATTTGTTCGTCCAACCCCCGATCCTGCAGAAGTTTCTAATCCTCCTACCGTAACTGTTTGCGCATCTACTTTTGTTACCACAGAAGATACCGGAGATGGCGGTCCCTCTTCTCCATAAGCTGAGACGAACGTATACACGTACGCTGTGCTGTATTGTGTAGTTGTACCGTCGTCTGTGCCACTAACACTTGTGGTAGGAGCAGCAGTAGGAGCGGGTATGCCTAATCTATAGAAGTTTCTAGGATACCTACCAGAACCACTAGCAGTTATTATGTCACCTGCTGCCATTCTAGGAAAAGACTCTCCTGTCCAATACAATCTAGCCAACGCATCGTCAGCAATGGGCCCCGGTTGAACGTCCACGTCCTCTGTCCACTCTAACCAAAAATTACTCCCAGCAAACTCGTAGTAATAAATACTAGTTCTACCTGATTGCGTTAGTGCTTGAGTTTGTGAGTTTTCTGTTATGGGAATAAGTACGCCGCTATCTAGGTCTAAATCATTAGCAGTTTGTCCTACTGTATCATTTAAAAGTCTAGGAGATATTTGAGGGGCAATCCCCGAAAAGGTAATAAGTTTGTAGTACGCCACACTACCCCTCCAGAAGTAGATCTCGTAAGCGGGTACTCCTTGGCCCAACTTGCTCTGCCCATTTTGAATCTAGCATTTCCACGCCAGCTGTTTCCCATTCTCCTGCTTCCATAGCAGCTAAAAACTTTTTAAAACCCATTAATCTAGATAAGCCTAGATTAAAACACATATTAACAAGAACCCGTTGTCTCGAGTCAGATAAAGTGCCAAACCAAGAAAAAGCCCCTTCTAATTCTCTTACACAAAGGTCTATGTCATTACTTAATAAGTAATCAGATTCATCTTCTGTAATACCACGATCATCTATATTTCGACCTACTCCAATAGTATTTTTACCTGCCGAGCATTTGTATAAGGTAAGGACTACACCTTCATCGCGTTTTAGTTCTTCAATAAGTGCTGCTCTATTCATCTTTACCCGGTGTATTTGAAGCTCCAAAATAAAAACTAATTATAGCCGAAGCTAACCCGCCTAAATATCCTAATACAAGGTTGATTAGAGCTTCGCTATTTTGTTCTGGCGGTTGTATTGTGACTAAGAATATGTAACCCATAAACCCACCAATAACAGCGATACCTATAATCCTAGCAGTCCAATCTTTAGAAAAAGCTTTCCTAGCATCTTGAGTATCTGCTACTTCAAGTTTAAATACGTCTACTTCGAGCTCTTTCATTTTAACTTCAAAAGCGGCTTCGGCTTTTTTAAGTTCAAGCATTTGTTCAGGAGTAGCTGCGTCCATAGCTTTTTGTATAGACTTAGCATCTGTGTCACATCCTAATACATCGGCAATCATATTTGCTGCCATGCCCCCCATAGGGCCACCTAATGCAGTTCCTATTGTTGGAGCCACTGTGCTTACTAGATTTTTAAGTAACGCTTTCATAACTATTGTGCCTTCTCTATTACATCGTGAGCTTTTTCTAACTGCTCATCAGTCACTGTAGTAAGGGGCGGTGCTTCTTTTACATTTCCCTCTTCAATAAGAGCGTCAAGAGCCCCCATAGTGTTGCTTTGTGCTCTTTGTTGAATTGTAACTAGATCACCTAACCTGTTCAATTCAGTCTGTATCGATAGAAGTAAGTTAAACTCTTTCTTCATTGCATCAGTAAGATCTTTTATAAGATACTCTTTGCCGTTGTAGTTAACGCGTTCTATTTTTTGCTCTGTCATAAATACTCCTTATTTAGTTAAAAATATAATCATAGCACTAAGACTCTAGTGCCTCAATTCTTGCTTCGAGTTCTTTGATTGACTCTATAAGTAGCGGTACAAGTTTTTGATAAGCAACACCTAGAGTTGGGGTTTGTCCCTCTTTTTTTGCTCCTTCACTTACTACGTCAGGAACTACTTTTTGTACTTCTTGTGCTATCAATCCATGATGTGTTTCTTCATCTCGTTTATCTTTCCATTTATGAGTAACACCTCTTAATTGTTTTACAAGTGCTGTTGCTCCTGTAATTGTTTCTATATTTTCTTTTTCCCTTTCATCAGATACATCTGTAAAACCTGTATTATGAGAAATATACCCTGTGTAAGTACTTTGTGCGTCAAAGTGAATAGTAGCACCACCTGTTTTAAGTACAGGATATTGCCCATTACTGTAACCAGATAAATTTGTTGAACAGAACATATTGCCATAAGTGCCGCCCCCTGCTCCGCAATCAAATCCCGCCCTAGTTTGTATGCCGCCAGTAGTAAACTCAGATATATGGTTGCCTCCCATATAAAAGTCTAATTGATCAGCTTGCCAACTCATGTAGGTATTGCTATCACCTGAATGCCCTATATCCTCTGCTACATATAAATTTTCAAGACCCTCTAGATTTCCGCTTGAAGAAAGATTCATCTTAGCGGATGTTCCATAGAAAAATTTAAGACTACCTCCTCCTATTCCTATGCCTGCTGTAGCCCCACTAGCCTCTACATTAATAAGAGGTACGTTGTCTGCTCCACCTACTTCTAGTTTTGAGTTAGATATAGCAGGGGTTCTGTTTATGCCGACACGACCAGAAGAATCAATAAGCATAGCATCACTAGCATTAGTTCTAAAATTCATAGAGTTGCTACTATGATGATATTCAATTCTGCCTACATCAGAATCCTCATTATCTCCAAAATGAATATTACACTCATTTTCACCAAGTATACTTATACCTGTATAATCTGCATTCTCTACAACTAATTCATTGGCATTAGCATTTACAGATGAAGCCGCACTATCTCCTGATTTGACATGTAGTTTACCTAGAGGTGTAGTTTCTCCTATGCCTACGTTTCCAGAAGAATCAATACGCATTGCTTCTGTTGAACTTGTTGAAAATCGTAAGGAATTTTCTGAGTGATTATAACCAATCAAGCCTAC